AAATATTGGTTTAAAATTTAATGTGTCCATATCTTTCTATAATTATTTTTGGAATTTTTTCTATGTAAGGGTTGTATACTTTTCTAACAGGTCCATCAAATAGTTTATGCATATTACTACCAACAATTTTATCATCATAACTTAAACCATTAACATTAACTTGATCTAGATTACTAAACCTATGATTAAAATAAGGCTCATCCATAAACTCATATATTTTTCTAAACTCTTGTTCAGAATTTGTAACCATATCGTTGTATTTTACATAATGACACATACCTGGATAATTGTACGAATTTTTAATTGCATCTAACTCTTTAGCAATAGCTCCATCTATATTCATTAACATCATTAATTTGTCAAAATCTGTTTCATGACCAAATCTATTAGGAAATGCATCTGGATTTTCTGTGTACCATTGCATGTAACTAGCAAGTACATCCATTAGATCTCTAAGTAATACTATACATTTAAAACCATGTTTAAAATGTTTGTTCATCAATTCAAGATTAGCGGATGTTGTTACTGGTCCTCGGTCAATGATTATTCTTTGAGGCCATTGTTTATAATAATTATCATAAACAGAATCTAATACATTATCTAAAGATTTATGATCTGGATAGTTTTCAAACACATCTGTTTTTTTAAGTAGATGTAGATCTTTCATTATTTCTAATGTTATAGAGTTAGCAGTAGCTGCTATCTCTTTATTCTGATTCATAATACTTGCGAATAAAGTATTACCAGACCTTGGTAACGCTACTAAAAATAAAAGTCTTCTACTCTGGTTTTTTTCCAAAACTTGACTCTGAAGTAATTGTTTGTTTTTTATCTTGCCCTAGTTTTCCATCTTTTTTTTCTCTTTCAATAGTTTTTAATTGACCCAGTACATTAAATACTTCTGATTGAGAGGAACCACTTGTTAGGGTTTTAGATTTATGCTGCATGATTAAGTTGTAAGAATCTAATTGATGTTCATTAACATCTTTATCATTAAAAGAACCATCATTAAATTCTTTTTTAAGTTTAGACCACATTTTTAACTCTCGCATTCTATCTTTTGCGGTAAGTTCCATATTAGCTTTAGTATATGTTTTTTCGTCTAACTCAATTTGCCAAAGTTCTTTTTTAAGATCGTCACCTTCTTCTATAATTTTCTTCTCGAGTCTTTTAATTTTAACATCATTTTTTCTATAGTCAAAAGACAACGACATTAAATTTTCTAAAAATACATTTTGTTCTCTAACACATTGCCAATACTTAGAAGCTTTAGTTGGATATTTCATATCTTGAAGTACGGATATTCTAGCTTCTGTTTCTGTTCTGAAAATTTGTTTCTTAGTCCAAGTATCTCTAAGCTCGCCTACCATATTTTTAAACTCCTTAACATCTTCTAAAGGCAAAATATTATTAAGGTACTCTTCTTCTTTTTCTATTAATGGTTGGATATTTCTTTTTTCTGTAGTCATCACTTTCTCCTTTATGTTTAAGAGATGTATAAACTATTTAAAAAATATTGCAAGTAATATGGCTTTTTATATTTTTTTCCATAAGAATTTTGCTTTTTCAATAATGTTTGTATTAAATTGCCAATAATTTCTTATATCAAAAGCAATAGTAATTCTAGTACTATCTCCAGTATATTGATTAGTCCAATGGGGGTAAGCAGAACTAAAAAAACTTATTTTTCCTTTTTCATTTTTTTCTGCTAATACTCTGTTATTAATCCTGTAGTAAGTTAAGGTAGTGCCATCTACCATTATTCCTAAATGGCCACTTAAATGATCAAAAGTATAAGGATACGACCCGTGGTGGTGCTCTTTAATTTGATCACCATTTCTCATAACATTAGCCCAACAATGAACATAAATTGGGTCTTTATTTTTTGTATAATCTACATATGTTTTCTTTATAGAATTAATTAAATCTTCAGCTTCTTCCCAATCTAATAAATTATAATGACTAGCTCTTGAAGTTAAACTATTTATTCCTAATCCAGTATTACCATCAAAATTTTCAAATCCTGTAATTGTTGTGGCGGGATGTTTTTTTAAAATAATACTTTCTTTTTTTAATATTAAATCAGCAAAAAATTTACAGTCTATGCCTGTTAAATAACTTCCTAATTCTAGCATTTTTTTGCTATTTATATATTATTTAAAAATTATTACAAGTTTTAAGAAGTTGCAAAAGTAACGGCAATAGCACCGGAAGTAAATTCTTCGGTAGCAGCTGTGGGGCTTCCATCTTCTCCACCAAATCCTAAACCTGCCGCTGTACTTCCAGCACTTCCCAGATTTCTTCTTCCGATATTCAGCTTTCCTACAGTACTCCAAGATGAACCATCATATACTTCTGTTTGCTGTTCGTATGCAGTTGGACCGTTACCACCAAAAGCTACTGCTGCTGTTTGTAATCCAGTACCCGCTAGTGCATATCTTCCGGTTCCCATAACTCCTGAATTTGTCCAAGAGGATCCATTGTATTCTTCGGTATAAGTTACACCATCGGATGGAGGTGTTCCACCAAAAAAAATTGCTGCTGTTTGTGTTCCAGCTGCTGCTCCAAGCTCTCTAGTTTTCTGACCATTAGTCATAGTTCCTCCAATGGCCCAAGTCGAACCATTATATTCTTCTGCTCTAGCATCAAAAGGCATTTCACCACCAATAGAAAGTCCTGCTGTTTGAGTTCCACATCCTGCATTTTTTTCAACTGGACTATTTAGACCATTAGTAACTGCCCAAGAGGATCCATTATATTCTTCTGTTTGATTTGTTCTACCACCACCGGCAGTAGCACCACCAAAAGAAAGTCCTGCTGTTTGAGTTCCACATCCTGCTCCTAATTTTATAGCTAGATTTAAAGCTCCAGTGCCAGTCCAAGTTGAACCATTATATTCATAAGTGTTAGTTGTCACACTTGCACCTGGATTACCACCACCAAAAGCTAAAGCTGCTGTTTGAGTTCCACATCCCGATAATTGAAATGTTCCTGTGGGTAAATCTGTACTAGTACTCCAAGAACCTACATCTAATTTGTATCCTTTTAAAGTTTCTGATGTTGAATTATACCAAATCTGCCCAGTTGTTGCTGGTGGATCAGAAGATAAAACTTTTATATTTGTTCCTTTTATATCTTTGTATGTAGTCATAATATTTTAAGTTCCCTCTACTGTTCTTGTTCCTGCGGCTGCTCCACCTGAAAATATTTCTGTTGTTAATGGAGAACCACCACCACTAGCGGTTAATGCTGCTGTTTGTGTTCCACAACCTGCATTTTGTCTTCTCGCATTATTTAAAGCTGTTGTAGTTGTCCAAGAAGTTCCATTATATTTTTCGGTTGCTGCTAGGTTAGGTGGTCCTTCTCCACCAAATGCTAAACCTGCTGTTTGAGTTCCCGCACCTGCTAATTTTTTTCTTCCTGTTACCATATTGTTAGAAGATGTCCAAGACGTTCCATTATATTCTTCTGTTAATGCTGATTCACCATTACCACCAAAAGCTAAAGCTGCTGTTTGTATGCCAGCTCCTCCCATATTATATCTTGGATTTACCATAGTGTTAGAAGTTGTCCATGATGTTCCATTATATTCTTCTGTAAATCCTGAATTAGGGGGACTTCCACCAAAAGCTAAAGCAGCTGTTTGTGTGCCAGCTCCAGAATTATAATTTGCTCCACCAGGTCTATTTAAATCGTTACTAGCTGTCCAAGAAGAACCATTAAATTCTTCTGTTTTTGCTCTTGAAGGAGGCGGACCCCCACCAAAAGCTAATGCTGCTCCTTGAGTTCCGCAACCTGCTCCATAATATCTTGCATTTCCCATATTGTTAGAAGATGTCCAAGTTGATCCATTGTATAATTCTGTACTAGTAGTTGGACTATAACCACCAAAAATAACTGCTGCACTAGTAGTTCCTGCTGCTCTTCCACCGCTGTGCGCATTGTTCAAACTTCCTGATGTAGCCCAAGATGCAGCAATAACACCACCTGAAAATTTTAAAGAATTAGAAGAACTGTTATACCATACCTCTCCTTTAAAAGGAGATGGTGGATCAGAACTTAAGCTTTGAACTTTAATTCCGTTAATTTCTTTGTACGTAGACATTTAATTTTATTCCTCTAATATTATATCAGCGGGTCTTGTACTGTTAGCTTTTTGTTCATCAGATAAAGCATCCCATGAATTTTGTGCTGCAGTGACCTCAACGTCAACAATTGCTTGCGCTTCGTCTTTTGTTTTAGCAGTTCCTAACACTTTATTAATCCAAAGATTTGCATCTTTGTTATGTGCAGGTACTTGCCAAACATTACCAGGTAAACCGGAAAATGCAATCTTTCTAGATTCACTATGTTCAATGAATCCTTTGCCCCAGTTTTCTGCTACGCAGTATTGATGTGTTTTTGCCATAGTTTTCTCCTTCGTTAATTAAGTTGTTGTTAATACTCTAGTTGCAGGGTTTCCCTCAGCATATTCTTGAGTTTGTGTTCCGGGTGCACTGTTTCCAGTTCCACCAACAGCAAGGGCTAAACCACCTGAACCTGATGCAGCAGCTGTCGGACCTACTCCAGTAATGCCACCAGATCCTGTAAGTAAATTTACTGTATTTGTCCAACTTGTTCCATCAAATTTTTCAGCAGCAACAAAACCAACTGCTCCTGGTACACCATATCCACCAAAACCTAAAGCAGCTGTTTGAATTCCTGCTGCTCCACAAAAATATCTTGCAGTATTCATATCATTAGTATTTGTCCATGATGTTCCATCATATTTTTCTGAAGTAGCAGACCTTGTGTTTCCTGGTGTAGCACCGGCAAAAGAAAGTATTGATGTACCCGTTGCTCCACATGCCGTTAAAAATTCTTTTCCAACATTCATGTTGCTACCAGCTGTCCAGTTAGTTCCATCATATTCATCTGTCTTACCATCCAGAGATGATCCTCCACCACAGTTAACTGCTGATGTTTGTGATCCAGCTCCAGCTCCAAACTGATGACTTCTAGGTATCGGATTTTGAACCGTCCAACTAGATCCATTGTATTCTTCTGTTGCCCTAAAACCATAATATGGATCCGATGGACCGGAGTACCCACTAAAACCTAAAGCAGCTGTTTGTGTTCCAGCTCCTGATATATATCTTCTTGCTAGATTCAAAGTTGCAGGAGAAGTTGTCCAACTAGATCCATTGTATTCTTCTGTTTTATTGCCATATCCCCCAGCTGCACCACCAAAAACTAAACCGCTTGTTTGAGTTCCAGCTCCACCTGCTAAATGTCTAGCGTCTGATAAAGCTCCTCCTGATGTCCAAGCATCCGGTATGTTAGTTCCAGTTACTGTTACTTTAAATTTAGTGTCTGCTGTATTGTACCAAACTTGTCCAGTATCAAAAGTTGTTGGATCAGAATCTAGGTTTTGAATTGCAAAACCTTGTATGCCTTTATAAGTAGACATTACTTAGTCTTCAGTAACCAACCCTGAGTTCCATCTGTATAGACCAACGTATTTGCTGCTCTTTCTATTGAAACTGTTAAGTCGGATGCTGCTCCTTGAATGGGTTGAGAATTTCTTCCAATAGTTAAAGTATATGTATCAAATGTTCCTGCATAATCTACAAAAGAAACTTCGTCACCAATTGTTGGTGATGCAGGGAGAGTCATTGTTACGACATTACTTGTAGTGTTTATAAAATAACCATCACCTGCTGCTGCTGTAAAACTATTAGCTTTAACTGTTTGCCATGATGTTCCACCAGAGTTATCTGTAAAAGATAAAACACCTGAACCGTTTGTTACTAAAATTTGATTTGCGCTTCCCGTTGCTGCGGGCATTGTTAAAGTGTAAGCTGCACTAACAGTTGCTGGTGCTTTAAAACCAACGTATTCTGCTCCTGCAGCGTCACCTAATCTTAATTCTTTTTCTGCATCAATTTGTAATGCTGTTGCTGCTACCCATGTTAAATTTGCGTCTCCTTCTAATGCACCAGCTGTACCAGCTGTAACTATTCTTGTAGCTGTCAAATCAGATACTTTAGCACTGGCCATTGTTGTGTCTGTGCCATCAAAAACTAAATTAGCAGATGCTCCAAAAGCACTATTATTATTAAATTGGACTTGAGTATTAGCTCCTGCAGCACCTGTTGCTGCACCAAAACCTGTGTCATATACTTGTGTACCATCACAGTACATTAATTTCATTCCTTTATCAGTAGCTGAAAATGTTGCACCTGTTTGTGTTGCACCAGAAGCTGTTTTAATTTCTACTGTGTAAGAACCTGTAGTACCATTTTCAAATAAATAAAGTCTTTCAAAATTAGCTCCGTTAATTGTATTAGGAATTGTTACAATTTTATTTCCCGTTATAGCTCCTGTAAGTTTAACAATATTATTTCTAGCTGAGTTAGTTAAACTATCTGTTGCTGAAGTTGCATCTCCATTTGCTATAGCTAAAACTGTAGTATTAGCTCCTGAAGCTACTAAGTTCAAAGACTGAGAGTGAAATCCAGTTGATGCCTGTTGAATGATGTCTAAGTTAGTATTAGTTTTAGTTCCCCAAGTACCAGCGTTTTCGCCAGTAGCCATAAGTTCTATACCTAGATAATTAAAAGTTGATGCCATAAATTTTTATCCTCACGGTTGGTTTACGTGCTTCACAGGTGTATATGATGTATTACCTGTAATGTCAACATCCGCATAGCCCGATGCCCATATATCCGCACTGTTTAAACTACCAGTTATTTGGTATCCAGTCAAGCCTACAACTTGATCCGGTGTAATAACATCGGCAGCATTAAGAGTTCCTGTTAAGCTCTTAAATTTTATAAGAGTAACACCAGTGTTATTAGCTGGTGTTATAGTTCCTACAGAACCAGTAGCTAATAAACTTGTTGTTATAGGAACAATGACAGTAGTAGCATCAAGAAGATTTCCTATCCTACCTGTAATTTGAAAACCTGTTAAAAGAGGATTAAAGTTATCTTGAGGAGCAAGAGTTCCAATACTTCCAGTCATAGAAAATGCTGTTAACCCTATTTGAACATCATCTCCTGCATTGACACCAAGAGTACCTAATGCTCCTGTTACTAATAAACTATTAGATAGTGTTAAATCAAAATCAAAGAAAGGTGTTAAAGGTGCTAACGTACTCGTTATTTCAAATCCAGATAAAATAGCGCCTTGTTTAGTTTCAGCTACTAATGTTCCAAGTGAAGCAGTTATTGGAAAAGTTGGAAGTGTTTCTTTTCCTTCGGTAACACTACCCCAACCATTTTCACCCCAATTTAAAGTACCCCAACCAGGTTCTTGAATAATTATTAAATCAGTATCTAATGTAGATGTTATTTCAAATGCAGTTAAAGTAACTGCTTCGTTACCTTGCGCGGCCCATGCACCTTGACCCCAATTTAAAGCACCCCATGTATTTTGAGTAAGATCTACAATTCCACCCATTCCAATTCCATGAATCCAGCATGCAAAATAAAAATCTTCTGTGTCTCCTGCTGTCTGATTTATTTCTACAAACCTAGATGTGGCTGCATTAAAAAGACTTGTATTAAAATAATCAGTAGAGCTAACAGATGAACCATCTAGAGAATAATAAGTGTTGTTGGTAATTAAACCATTCCTCATTATAGTTGTATTTAAACTATCTGAATTTGTAAAAAGTAGAGGATGACCGTCGTTAGTTGCATTAGATTGATCTAATCTAATAGTAGCACCTGCTACCCACGGTAATTTATAATTAGTTGAACTTGGATCTGTAGTAGGTTGGGCACCATTAATAAAATAAACGTTGCCAGTATTACCGGATCTAAAAGTAGTTCCTGTTGCGACTGTAACTGTGAAAGTTGTGTCAGCCATAGGGTTTAACTCCCTATGATGTTAATCTGATAATTGCAGATGTTGCGTTATTAGTTGGAAATTCAATAGAGAAAGTTCCATTAGAAACTGTTTTTGCTCCACCAAAATCAACCACACAAATTACTTTGTTAGCTGATCCTCCACTAGTATTATAAATCATACAACCGTCTGTTGTGAAAGTTGCTGAAGTCCATGCATTACTATTTGCTACTGATAAATCTGAAAAAGAAGTAAATGATGTTGTTGTAGTAGTACCAACACCAGATAAAGTTAAAGTTCTTCCACCCGCTACATATGCAGTAGCAGTTGCGCCACCATTAGTAGTTTTATCACTAACTTCATTTGTATTAGTGGGTACTGCATTAGCATCTGCTGGAGCTGCGTAAGTTGTAGTAGTAGATCCTAAAGTTGCATTAACAAATAATGCTAATTTAAATGTATTTCCACCTGCTGCGAAATCATGTTCGCCTCCAAGTAATTCTGCTTTGAAACTGTTTGTTAATGCTGATGTTATTGCCATAATTTTTTTCTCCTAGTTTACGGTGACGGTGATTCGATTTTAAGTCTGACTGTTCCGTCAGTGTAGTCATCTCTTCTTCGTCTTCCTAATTGCATTCCTGCAACCTTTTGTAGTTCAGTATTATACTTTTGTTCGTACATTGTCAACAAATCCATTGGTCCTTTTAAAAAACTATATGCTTGTGTCAAAGCAGCATTTAGAAGTAATTCTGGGAAATAATTGCTTATATAGGTAGTTGTATTAGCTCCTGATAATCCTACTGGAAGCCTGTTAAAATAGATTCTAAAGTAATAATTTTCATCCGGAGTAGGTGCAATATACAATCCACCTGAAGTAGTATCCGTTAATCCTGTTGCTCCACCAAACATAGCATAATATTTAGGTAATCCAGTAACATCTTGACCTGTACTAGGTCCTTCTGGTCCTGTTAATCTACCTACATATTCACTTAAGAATGTTTGATCACGCTTCTCTAACCACTGGCCTTGTTCTGTTGTAACTGATGTAGATGGAAAAACTTCTACACCTCTTACAAATAAAACTCCGGCAGGATTATTAATAGTATTTTTATCTTTTTGAAATTGTCCTTCTTGAACAAATCTGTCTGCATCCATTGGCAGATCATTATTAATTCTATTTTCAGATAACATAATAAAGTTATCAACTACACCTTGTGTAAATACAGTACTACTTATTTCAGTGTAGCTTCTGATTGTGTCTGTTAAAGTTGCGTAAGTGTATGACATAATTATGGTTTTAAGATTACTGGTCCGACTCCTACGGGGTAACCTCCTCCTATTCCTGCACTCGTTGCATTAGCTGCTGCTGAAAACCAGAACCATCTAGTTTGAGTAGCGTCTGTTGCTCCGTTTACATATTTACCTATGTTTATAGCATATCCTACAGCTTGTGCAATAACTGCTCCTGGAATACCTCTAACATTATCTGGAATATTAAAGTTTCCAGCTATACCTGGAGCTCCACGAAATCTTTTTATATCTCCTGTGGCATATTTATTACCAGGAAGAAAAACATTAACAATAGGTGAACCAGCTTGATATGTCTCAAATGGATCAGCTATTAATAAATCTAAAACACTAAACTCTGTACGTGCCGGATAAGCGTGTTGCAAGGCTTGTGCATCAGCAGTCACGGGTCTTGGTGTAAGTTGTGGTTGCTTAGCTTCAAATTCAGAATTATGAACCCAGGCTCCTGTCCATTCTTGTACCATTTCTGTATAAGGGAACGCGGCCCCTGATCTCATTGAGATCATTAGTGCTCTAGAACCTTTTGAATAAACAGCCATTAGATATTTGGATAGTAAGTTTTAGGGGTTATGTATGTACTAGATGGAGATCCATCTTCAGATAAAGCCCTTGCTAAATCGTCTTCATAAAACAATTTCATCTCTTGTGTTCTCTCTGGTGCAAACTTTTGTGATAACAAATAAGTTAGTCCTGAAACCATACACGGTACAAATCTATAAGGCGCATCAACTGCATTAGAAAAAGCACCTACATCTTGAATTCTTTTTACATAGTAAACCATTAGTTTACTTGTTACTGCTGCAGCTGTTGAATTAGGTAAAGGGTAAATAGTTACAGTAACTCTATCTATGAATCTTTGAACCCAAAATTGTGAAGGGGTTCCAATTGTTGCTTTATTAGCTGTACCCGAATAAGCAGATCTATCTACTTTAGTTAAGGCAATATCAGATTGAGCTGTAGTATTATAATTTTGTCTAAATCCTACATTTAATAAATCTGTAATACCGTAAATTGGATTCTCAGGAGCTGTTCTTGCTTGAGGTGTACTTCCCGGTGCTGCCGCACTATCTACAGCATTCCTATAAAAAGTATAAGTTCCAGAACCTTCAGATGTTGCATCTACATTAGTAGCAGAACCTAGAGTTAATGTAACGTTTGTATTTCCTACTTCCCAGAAATGTAAACCTCTATTACCCCATTCTTGAAATAGAATGTTTAAAGATCTCTTAGCTGTTTTAAGCTGATGACCAGAAGTACCAACTAAACCTAGTCTTTCAAATGAATCTGAAATAATTTCATCAATAGAAAAGTCTTGGTCAAATTGATAAGTTTGAGAAGTAACGTTTGACATTTAACCTCCTAGTAATTTTTTAACCACTCCATGTGGATTGA